GAGATGCTGGCGGTGACGCTGGCGGTGACGAGGGAGACATTTCAATCTAATTGAAATAAATATTGATATGAAACTATTTGAAATGTTAGATACTCAGGATAATCCATACTATGACGGTGAACAAGATCAAAGTTCACTGAAGCATGGTGACACCAGAAAAAGCAAACTTACGCTTGGTCAGATCAACAGTCTTAGAAAAATGTATGATGCTAAACGCTTCGAAAAAAGCCAAATGATTGAAAAAATTAAGGCCCAATATGGGGCACAATCTGGCGAAGATAGCAATTTATAACATATTATAAACAAAAACCTTCGAAAATATACTATTATTACTAATTAACATAGCATTTTTTGTAAATACTATTACGAAAAATGCGCCATATCTCAGAAAAGGAGTCAAAAATGAATGACAAATGGAAATCACTCGTAGACTTAGTAGTCAATGAGGAAGAAGATAAGGCTAAGGAACTTTTTCACGAGATTGCTGTCGAAGAATCACGTAAAATTTACGAGAATTTAATCGACGAAGAAGATCTTGCTGATATCGAAGAAACTGAAGAAGTTGATGAAACTGAAGCAGTAGAAGAAGCGTCAGACGAGGAAAAAGTTGATGAAGCCAATGAGTCATCAGAATCAGTTGAAGAAGCGTCAGACGAAGCAGTTGATGAAACAGTATCAGACGATGAAACTTCAGATATGATTGATGATATTAAAGCAGATGAAGTTGGCATGGAAGAAGGCGATGATGATGAGGACAAAGATCCTGAATCAGACGCTGAAGACATGGCCGGCGACATGGACATGGACGCCGATGGTGGTGAAGAAAAAATGGACGACGACGATGCTGAACGCATGGAAGACGAACTAATTGATCTTCAAAGTGCTATTGACGACCTAAGAAGTGAATTTGAACAAATGACTGGTAAAGAAGTAGACGACGAAGCACCTGCTGAAGAAGAAGCAGTAGCAGTTGACGAAATTCCAGTTGAAGGCGTTGAAGAAACTTCAGAAGCAACAGACGAAGTTGAAGAAGCATCAGACGAAGAAGTAAAAGAAGAAGACGCAGAGAAGGTTGTTGAATACAAAGAAAAAGCACCTGCTCCTGTAACTACTTCAGACTCTGCTAAATCACCAGTAGCATCTTCAGGTAAAGGTGGTGTAAAAACTGGAACTGCTGACGAAAGCGGTAGACCAGCACCTAAGGCACAAGACATGGGCCACACTACTAAGCCAGATGTAAAACCTGCTCCAAAGGCAGACCACGGTGATCACAGTGATAACAAAACTTCACCTGTAGCAAAGAAATAAGGATATAAACTATGAGGCCTTTACTACAAGAGAACTTAACTTTCGATCAAGCACAATTAGTTACTGAAAGTGCTAACGACGGTAAAGATCTATTCATGAAAGGCATTTGTATTCAGGGAGGTGTTAAAAACGCCAACCAGCGTGTATATCCGGTTACTGAAATCACAAACGCTGTGAAAACATTAAATGACCAAATCGGTACAGGACAATCAGTTCTAGGTGAAGTAGATCACCCAGAAGGCTTACAAGTAAACTTAGACAGAGTATGTCATATGGTAGAAAGTATGTGGATGGATGGTCCAAACGGGTTTGGTAAATTAAAGATTTTACCCACACCAATGGGTCAACTAGTGAGAACTATGTTGGACGCTGGTGTCAAGTTAGGGGTAAGTAGTCGCGGAAGCGGCAATGTCAATGAAGCCACCGGTGAGGTGAGCGAATTCGAGATAGTCACAATAGATGTTGTGGCACAACCCTCTGCACCTAATGCCTATCCAAAAGCAATTTATGAAGGATTATTGAACATGAAACATGGTCATAAGATTTTAGAGGTTGCCAAAGAGGCTCAACATGATGTTAAGGTACAGGGTTACTTAAAGGATGAAGTCTTAAGACTCATCCATGAACTAAAAGTTAGGAGTTGACCAAAATGTTAGAAGTCATCAAACCATTGCTTGATAGCGATTTAGTTAACGAACAGACTCGTAATGAAATTCAAGAGGCTTGGGATGCCAAGTTAAATGAAGTTCGTGAAGAAGTTCGTGCTGAACTCCGTGAGGAGTTTGCTGGTCGTTATGAGCATGATAAACAAACAATGGTTGAGGCACTCGACAAAATGGTAACTGAAAACCTACAAGCAGAACTAGAACAAGTGGTTGCTGAGAAGAAACAACTTGCTGAAGACAGAGTAAAGTATAATGCTAAAATGTCTGAAGCGGCTGAAAAATTCAACGGTTTCTTAGTTAAGAAATTAGCAGAAGAAATCCAAGAATTAAGAGGCGACCGTAAGTCACAGTCTGCTAAGATGGAAAAACTTGAGAAGTTCGTGATCGGACAATTAGCAGAAGAGATTGGCGAATTCCACAAAGACAAAAAAGACGTTGTGGAAACTAAAGTCAAACTTGTTGCTCAAGCGAAAGATCAACTTGATAAACTGAAGTCTAACTTCATTAATAAATCAAGTGTACTTGTTAAGGAAGCAGTTACTACTTCGTTAAGAGATGAATTAACTCAACTCAAAGAAGACATACAACAAGCTCGCGAGAATAATTTTGGTCGTAAATTGTTTGAAGCGTTCGCGGCTGAATACGGTTCTTCATATCTAAATGAAAATAAAGAGATGAAGTCGTTGGAAGACGTGATTGCTGGTAAAGACAAGCAATTGAAAGAGGCTTCTGAGAAATTAGAAGCATCCGAGACTGAAGTTAAGGCTCAACAGGCAAAGTTGAAGCAAGTTAACGAGAGCATCGAGAGAAAAGAAAAACTCAATGGCATGATGAAACCATTGTCTAATAAACAAGCAGACGTCATGAATAGTTTACTCGAAAATGTTGTAACAGATAAATTAAAATCTGCTTATGACAAATATTTGCCAGCAGTTCTGAAAGACGAAGCACCTAGTAAGAAAGTTATTACGGAGGCTCGTAAGGAAGTAACTGGAAACAAACAACAAAATAGTCAACAAAACGATGAATCTGTTATGGATATTCGTAAGTTGGCAGGAATGTAAAAAGGGAGACACTTAAAATGTCAGATACATTAATTGAAAACAAGTGGGACGAAACTAAAAGTGCTCTTATGGAAGGTTTAGAAGGTTCTTCCAAAACCACTATGAGCGTTGTTTTAGAAAACACCCGTAAATACTTGAAAGAGGCGGCGACTGCTGGTGCTACTGCTTCTGGTAACGTTGCTACTTTAAACAGAGTAATTTTACCGGTAATCAGACGTGTGATGCCAACTGTCATTGCTAACGAAATCGTTGGCGTTCAGCCTATGCAAGGTCCTGTAGGACAAATTCACACACTTAGAGTTAGATATGCTGAAGCATCAACAGGGGCAACTGCCGTAACTGCTGGTGACGAGGCTCTATCTCCGTTCAAAATTGCTGAGCAATATTCAGGTAATGATGGTTCACCAGGAATTGGTGCGGCTACATCAGCACTTGAAGGAGCGGCTGGTAAAAAGATGAACATTCAAATCTTAAAACAACCAGTTGAAGCGAAAACAAGAAAACTTTCAGCAAGATGGACTTTTGAAGCGGCACAAGATGCTCAATCAATGCATGGTATTGACGTAGAAGCAGAAATTATGGCGGCTTTAGCACAAGAAATTACTGCTGAAATCGACCAAGAAGTTCTTACTTCTCTACGTTCATTAGCGGCTACTGAAGAAACTTACAACCAAAGTGCTGTAAGTGGTACTGCTACATACGTTGGTGACGAACACGCGGCTTTGGCTGTTTTAATTAACAGAGTAGCAAACAAAATTGCTCAAAGAACAAGACGTGGTGCTGGTAACTGGGCTGTGGTTTCTCCACAAGCATTAACAGTACTTCAGTCTGCTTCTACTTCAGCGTTCGCAAGAACAACTGAAGGTTCGTTTGAAGCACCAACAAACAACAAGTTTGTAGGTACATTAAACGGCGCTATGAGAATCTACGTAGACACTTATGCTTCTGATAACTCAGCAGTATTAGTTGGTTACAAAGGTTCAAGTGAAGCAGATGCGGCGGCATTCTACTGTCCATATGTTCCTCTAATGAGCTCAGGCGTTGTATTAGATCCTGATACATTAGAGCCAGTAGTTGGTTTCATGACTAGATACGGTTACGTTGAGTTAACAAACACAGCGTCATCTCTAGGAAATGCTGGTGACTACTTGGGCGAAATTGCTATGTCAAACATTTCGTTTGCTTAATAGTAAATTTTACCAATTTAGAAAGGGCCTTAGGGCCCTTTCTTTTTGACTATCCAAAAAATTTCCAAAAAATCCAAAAAAAATTAAATTAATGGTTGACAATACAGCCAAAGTTTGCTATATTATAAACATAGCAACAAAAGAGTAATTGACTTTTGTTTATAGTGCTAGGAAGAGGGTCTTACCAGAGGCTCGAACTAGGCTAGTTAGGGGTGGTACCCAGGGTTGGTAGTAGAAATACGCTGATTCACATCGCTCTACCGAGCGGAACTAGGCTCCCTGGATTTAGAATGGTATCTAGTCGAGGGGTTGGAGGTGTAACCAAGTCCTCCCTATTTTGCTATATTAGTTTTGTCACTTAATAGACACGTTTTTACTCAAGGTTAGGTAAAATAGAAAAGGTAAACTTAGGTTTGCCTTTTTTTATGACTAAATAATTTTCTCGTTCAGCCATTAGGCCGGAAGTAGCATTAAGCGAAGGAACGCACCTAAACTTTAACAAAGGGAGGGTGATATGAACTTTAAATGGGATTTAAAGAAACCCTTAGAAACACTAAAACGTAAAGCAAGTGCTATAGCACAGTTACGAAAACGTTCTAAGGATAGCGTTGCTAGACCGTTAGCAAAGCCTGTATCTAAAACAAAATCAGATAAATAATTGTGTCATAAATCGTGCCACATTTTGTGGACTTATGGGGAATTGACCCACCCCGTAGACTTAGAACGTCAAAGGAGAAAACAAATGGGAAGACCAATTAACAAAAAACATATGGGTAACGATGCTGGTTCAATCAAAGTATCTAGTTACAGAAGATCAGGACAATCTGAATCACAAACAGCAGGCTTTTTAGTATCACAAAGATCTGGTACTAAATTTAATGTTTCATGTAACGGTACAGAAGAAGTACTTACACTTGTAAACAAGGCTCAAGGCGCTTTAGCAGAAGGTGAATTCATTATCAACGCTGGTGATGATTCTTCAACTGTTAAACAAGTTACAAAACTAATGAACAGAACAGTTCAATTAGAAGGTAACGAGGTTGCTGAGTGGACAACTACAGATTCTGGTTCAGACGGTAAAGTGTATATTGCACCTACTTCATAAACCATAACTGAATAAAACTTACAAAATGACTGCTAATTAAGTTTAGCAGTCATTTTTTTTTTGAGCGAGTTACAATGGAAAGAGCATTTATTATAGGTAACGGCAAAAGTCGTTTAGGTTTTGATTTAAATCAATTGAGAGGCAAAGGCACAATATACGGTTGTAATGCTTTGTATAGAGATTTTATGCCTGATGTGCTTATTGCTACCGATGATAGAATGAGAGAAGAAATAGAATTGTCAGAAATAAATCCTGATGTCAAAAAGAATATACCTAAACTAATACCATTTTATACTCGCCGACCAAGCGAAAAAATCAAATGCCACTTAGACAGGCCTTGGCAAAAAGAAGATTATCAAAATAATTGGAGTAGAAAAATTGATACAAATTGGGGATATAGTAGTGGACCTGTGGCTTTAACATTAGCCTGCCAAGCAAAACACAGTTATCTTTATCTAATAGGGCATGACTTTATAAGTGATGACTCTAAAGTCAATAATGTATACGCTGATACAAAAAATTACAAAACAAGCAATATGCCTGCTACATTTCATGGCAACTGGATAGAGCAAATTCGTAAAATTATGCTGGAATTTAACACCTGTAACTTCGCTAGAGTTGGTGCTTTACACAATTTTAAGCCAGAAAAATGGGAAGATTGCCCAAACCACAGAGAAATTACGTTTGAACAATTCTTAATTGAAATAAATAATGTATAAGGATAATGATTAATGGCAAAAACTTCTGAAAAACGCTTTGACGGACATTATAAAATTAGTACAACTAGTACTGATTCTAACGTTACAATTACCACACATACATTAACAGTAAATGGTAATCTAGTAACAACTGGAAATACAACCAGTGTAGAAACTACAAACAGTACAATTTCAGACAATGTTATTGTTTTAAACAAAGGTGAAACAGGTGCTGGAATTACATCAGTTACATCTGGTATTGAAATTGATAGAGGTACAGCAGACAATGTTAGTTTGGTGTATGATGATAATGAAGATGAATTTAGGTTTTTACAAGGTACAAGTTTAACAGTAGTATCGGGTGCTACACCAACTGAAAGCACACATTTAGCAACTAAAGATTATGTTGATTCTCAACTATCAGGTGGCGGTGTTGTTACAGATAAAATACAAGAAGGTGATAGCAAACTAGAAGTTTTTGACACAGGATCAGATTTATACTTTGAAGCAAGACTTAACAATAATCCTGTTATGCTTATTGAAGCAGGACCAAGAGTAACAATTGGTAATATTGAATATACCACAAATGCTTTAGAAAATATTAGCACAAATACAAATTTATCAATTAACACTCAAGGTACAGGAGAAATTACAAGTAATGCTGTAATAAGATTAGAACATCAAAGTTCTGATCCATCGGCGACTGCTGGATCAAGTAAAGTTTATTCAAAAGCAGTTGGCGGCGGAGGTACAGGTGTATTTGTCCAAACACCATCTGGCACCAACGACGAAATGGTAAGTAAAAGTAAAGCAATAGTGTTTGGATTAATATTTTAAGGAAAAGCAATGGCATTAGCAAACGCACAAATAAGTGGTACAACACAAGGATCGGCTACAACGATTTACACCAGTACCAACGACTCTGCTACTACATCAATATTTTTAGCAAATAGTGATTCGGCGGCGAGAACTGTATCAGTGTATCTTGTGCCCAACGGTGATTCAGCAACTGATCAAAATAGAATTGTTAAAGAATTATCAATAGATGCTGGCGACACTTATGTCTTTAGTGTGGAAAAAATTGTATTATCAAATGGTGATACGATTCAAGCACACGCTTCAGTAACCAATGTAGTGTATGCTAATATATCTTTCGTGAGTATCTAATTATGGGCTATTTTATAAAAGGTACAAGATCAACGATAGACAAGAGATCAATTAATATTACTTCTGGTACTACAGCAGAAAGACCAGAAAACGCCTCCAATGGTGATATAAGATTTAACACAGACTCAAACAGAGTAGAATACTTTGACGGTAGTGCTTTTAGATCAATTACACCACAAGGTACAAAAACTATTTTAAAAGATGGTAACATTGTAGGCGATGGATCAACTACAGTCTTTAGTAACTTTTTTGCTACAGCACCAGTTGATGAAAACAATATAATTGTAATAGTTGGAAACGTTGTACAAGAACCAGACCAAGCCTATACGATCTCAGGTAGAGATATTACATTTACTTCTCCACCACCAGACACACATAGAGTTTATGCTTTTGTTGGATTTGATTCAACAGCGACAGACAATTTAGCATAATTGTCTTTATAGTGAGTTTTCAATATGATACCTATCAAAGGTTATTCTACATTTGATCCTTTAAAACATTGTTTGATAGGCGCTACTTACGGTAGAGATACTTTCAGAGAAATTAAAAATCCAAAAATACGAGGACCTCTTCAGCGTATTGCTGATGAAACAGAAGAAGACTTTTTAAAATTAGAAAGTATTTTAAAAGAACATGGCGTTCAAACATATCGTCCAAATGTTCAACTAAGAACAGAAGATAATCCAGATGGACATGATATAACAAATAGACCTCCTGTCAGTCCAAGAGATCATTTTGCTGTCATAGGTGAAACAATTTACGGAACTGATGGATATAGAGATTTCTATAAAGATATTTTTAAAGAAATAAAACCAGAAAATCAATTTATTAGGGATTGGCCATTTGATGGCGGTACACTTATGACCACTGCTCAATTATGTAGGGTAGGAAAAGATTTATTCTGGGATCTAGTAACAATGCCTGACCCAGAGACTAATCCTCACGTTCAACTATTAAAAGAAAAATTTGAAAAGGAAGGATTTAGACTTCATATATCTAACAGAGGTTGGCACGGTGATGGAGGTTTTTGTGTAGTCAAACCTGGTGCTATCGTTAGTATATTTGATATGCAAGATTATCAAGAAAACTTTCCTGGATATGAAGTTTGCTATACTGAAAATCATTGGACACAACTCGAAGGATTTACAGATGGCTGGTATGATTTTAGAGGTAAAGTTGATGACCAATGGTGGGTAAGAGGTGAAGAACAAAATGATGAATTTATACATCATGTAAACACATGGTTAACAGATTGGGTAGGATATGTTGAGGAAACTATTTTTGATGTTAATATGCTATCTATAAACCAAGACTTAATCATATGTAACAATTATAATAAAGACGTATTTGAATTTTTTAAAAAACACAAAGTAGAACCAATAGTGTTTAACTTTAGGCACCGCTATTTTTGGGACGGTGGCATACATTGTATAACTCAAGACTTTTATAGAGAAGGTGAGTTAACTGAATATATTACTTACAAGACTAAATAACTGTAACATACCCGGGCTCACACAGGATTGAATTGAGGTGAAGGAGAGAAAATGGCCATAGGACGTATATCCGGTGCCATGCTCAAGGCAAACCTTGAGCGTTTAGGTACTGATTTAGCATTTGAAACGGATCTATTATATATAGATGTCGCGAACGATCGAATCGGTATCAATACAACTACACCTTCACAGAGCCTACAAGTTGATAATGTTACAATCAACAATTCACAAATTAGAAGTACTAGCGGTAAA